ATTTGTTGTATCATCCACCCAAGCTAATTGAAGACTGTCCAACCCCATAATAGATTGCTCTTCAAGATTATTATTATGAGTGTTAAGCAGTGCACCAACATATCTTTGTTCTGCACCTAATTTAACAGGAGTCTCAAATTCGCCAGAAGTTTTTCGTCTTACTTCTGTTATTACAGGTTTTTCGTATGCCATTTTTGTCCTCCTTCTTTTTTATGAACAAATACTTGGTTCATCACTATTATTTGCAAAGAAACAGTAGTAAATGAACTAATTTTGACCAAATAATAAATGCGGAAATGGGACCAGTCCCTTTCCTTTTAGGACTGGTCCCTCCGCTCTTAATATAATGCTTTTATTTGAGTTTCTACTAGCCATAAACCATTTTCCATTGGTGAAGTAGAATAATCAGGGTTTTGAGGAATAATTTTTCCCGATATAGCATCAACCTTTGAAGTATCCATGATTATAACTTGAGTAGGTTCAGCAACAGCTGCCGCAATATTAGTAATTACAACCCACTTCTCATGTACATAATCGTAAGTATAAATACTTCTTTCTTCAGCTGAAGTTCCAGCTGCAGGCTTAATAATTAAATAAGCCCAACCGCGTTCTTCTGAAGTATTGCCTGCCATATTCTCAGGAGGGACTCCATCAACCAAATAATCTTGATAAGTTTCTCCTTCGTTCAATGTATATGAGCCAATGATATGTAAACCACCAGGTTCGCCCTTTACATAACCTAAGTCAAACCAATCTTCTCTTAATTCGTAAACAACATTATGAATGTAATAAGTTTTAGTTGAATTGACTGTAGTATCAGAAGTAAGCACATAAGTGTTGTTATATGGTATTAATTCATACCAACCTTCTGTGTTTGGATTTTCAGTTCCCGTAGGGGTTACTTCACTATAAGGTTTTGCTGGGTCTTCTTTCGTGAACTTCTGACTAGTATAACTCCAGATTTTGTTCTTCTTAGAGTCCGCTGAATAATACTTATCTCTTAACCAATGTCTATATGCAGGGTCGCTATATAATACCAGCAAGTGGTTTTGAGGAGTATTAGGGGCAGCCTCATCATAAGTAGTAACAATAGCTTCCATGATATAATTTAAAGGAGCGCCAATTACACTTGTATCTTTTGTTCCTGGAATTGTCTCAGTATTATATGTAATTTGGATTCTTTGATCTCCACTGCCTTCGCCTTCAAAGTCATACTGGCTATTTTCTTTTACGCCTGTTCTCACCTTAACATCAGTTAAATATTTGATTTTAATATTGGTATAACCGCTATTAGGAGCTTCTTGTCCATCGCTATACCAGAAATGAATTGTACCATCAGTGTCAATAGTAACATGATCGATAAACTTTATATGGTGAGTATATGTATTAGTGTCAACATTCCAACCGCTTTTTGGCTCATATAAGCCATTGGTAACTTTATCAACAAAATTACTTTCAGTAACAGTACTATCATATGAATATTGTCCAATGTTGTTCTTTGTATAATATTTTTTCTCACGACTAAAAGTGTCCCCGCTTGATACTTGCACAAAGCCATTAACATTATTATTAAAAGTAATAACAATTTCACCATTCTGCTTTATGATTGTATCTGTAAGCCAAGGAATTATAGTTGCGTATTCACCTTTCTCTACGTCAGTATAAATACTCTGGTCGTAGTATAAATTATTATTATATAAGAACTTTAACACGCCATCAGCGGAAAGATTTGCTACTTTAGGCCAAGTAATATCTGTTTCCCATACTGCATGAGCAACTCCATTTGAGTCTGTCCAAGTCCCAGTCTGGTTTTCTACTGAGTCATTATTAAAAATAACTCTAAAGTGACCTGCATTTACATTATTGCCCTCTGGGTCGAATACAGTCGGATTATCAATATTGGCAAGTGCTACCGACTCAACCCAATCGATTGCTTTATTAAAAGTTTGCTGCTTGTGCGTTGTCCCATCGCTCTCAAATGTATTATAAGTGAAAACAATTGTACCATTTTCAAGCACATCTACACTCTCATACCACTGAATTGGTTGATTTTCATTAATAGCGCTATCTTCATCAGCATTGTAACTAACCCAAAGATAGCCATCATCCGCCAACCAAATCTTTCTAACGGTATTGTAGTCACCTAGTTTAATTATTTCATAATCAGAACCATCTTCGTGGTCATCATACCAAGTCTGACGGTATCTAAACTGTAACATATAAGTATCATCAATCTTAGCATAATATGTTGCACCAGGTTGACTTGCTTTTCTTGCTGCTACAACAACAGAGCTATCATTATAAGGATAAACACAATCGTGCTCAAACTTTGCATCATCTAAGATAACATATGTTGTATTATCTGCAATACCTACAGGTTCTTGCGTCAAATCTGTAGAACCCCATAAATTTGCTTCTGGTCTAATTTTTGTAGGAACAATCTCTAATTGAGTTTGTGCGTCACCCTTAATACCTTGTGGCACTGTTAATTTCCATCTTCTATAAAATGGGTGCCCAGTGTCTCCATGGGTAGGCTCACGATCTGAGGTATTCATTCCGTTATCAACAAATAATACAAAATTATCTGCGTCACGGATTGGAGTACCAATTAGACTAGCATCTGTAATCCTACCAAGAGCCAAATCTTCTTCTGTGTAGTAAGGACTTCTCTTTATACTTGTAATCTCAGGCACAAGATAAGGGAATGTAAAACCAATTAAAGCACCTGTGATATTTCCATGGTCATCTCTAACAGTAGCCCAAGCGTAGTCAATATCATCATTAAAAGCTGTAGTTCCGGAAGTGGAAGTATACTTACCAGGAACAATACCATCTTGAGCATTTCCTTCAGTCATATCATATGTTCTTACCTGTGATTCTGTACGAGTAAGAACATCTTTGACAGTAGTCATACCTAACTTTGGAGAATGTCCTGAAGGTCCAACTACTTGTCCGATATATTCTGCGCCACCAAGGTCTCCATCATAATTCATACCTCTGCGGTAAACCTTACCATTATCTGGGTTAGTGTTTTCACCTATTCCAAACATAGTATCAATCATTACATATTCACCATAGCCTACTTCAGATAGGGTAATGCCACCTTTTTCAAAGCATTGTTTCATACCTTCCGCATATTCCACCGCGAGTGGTGTGGATGTAACTCCGCTCTGAGATACTACTGTTGTAGCACCATCTTTAGGAATTGAACCCCAACCTGGATAGTTGGCATAGTTATCTACAGTTCTCTCAATCAAAGGAACGTAGAAGAAATCGTCTTCGTCCTTAGCAAACCAGCCTACGCGGTAAACTGTTTTGTCTGGAATGTCAAGACCATCAAATCTTTTTACAATTACAAAGGACGCACCCTGACGTCCTCCATAAAAGCTTTCAAAACTACTCATTTATATGCGTCCTCCTTATACGTTATCATACATATAATCTAAAATAAAAGGGTCAATTTTATAAATCTTTGTCGTACCAAAAAAACATTTTCAATCAATCGCCTTGTATCTAGCTTCTTTTTGTTCAATGGTTAATGTAGGGTCATTTTCAATCTCTTCCACCGCCGCATTAACCTGTGCTTTCCAACCTTCTACTGAAGTAGCATCAGATGCATCTTGGTTTAATTCTTCTGCTGCATTAACAACAGAAAAGAAGTTCACAGGAAGAACACCGTTTTTAACTTCATAAATTCCACTGCGGGAAACGTGCATTTCTTCACCATTGACACATAAAGTTAAACCTGGGTGACTCTGTACTCCAATTTTTAATAGTGAAACGCCATTCGCAATTTTACTGTCAATGATACTATTTATTACGCCCAATTGCTGATAGGCAATTTTAGGAGTTCTTGCAAACTGACGATAATCAGCAATCGTTCTTTGTAACTGAAATAGAATAGTATCAAATTGAGCGACAGGATGAAAGATAAACTCAACGCTAACCCACTCTTCACGATCTCCGCCGCGGATTGTCACCTGCTTAACGAATTGTTCTACTTCTTCTGTTCCTGTTGACTCATAATTTACTAATTTAATAGTAAAAACTTGCGAGTCTGTCATTCTCTTTACTTGCCCTCTAAAATAATAATATTCATAGGGACTAAGGTTTAAGCCAGTGATACACTCATCTACGAAAGGATTGAGCGAGCCTCCAATTACCCCCATATCTCCGGGGTTGCCACGTCTAGCAACAACTCCAGATTTTATAGGAGTGATATAAGAGGAATCATCCCCGATAGTGCTTGTGTGATTATATTGTCCAATAATATAACTCAACGTAGTATCCTCCTTTTATATCTATATTAAATTCTATCTAATGCGCGGGAAGCAGATATACTCATATTCCCACTAGGACTTAAAGGTAATGTAATAGAATTAATAACATAATCTCCGCTTATTCCTGCTTTTCTATCTTTTACAGTAATCCTTCTATTAACATCAAGATAGTAAATAGGAACGCACTGTATTGAAATACTCTCATTATATGTTGTATACTGATACAAAAAATCTCTAATAGTTTCTTGTGCAGAGTATCCTGCTGTACCAATAGCCAACTTAGCATAAATCTCAGGTTCGACAATGGAATGCGGTTGACCAGACTCATCACATTTTTCAGCGATTGAGTACTTGTAATCATCAGACATATCTTGGTCGATAATAATATAGTTAGGTACTGTATTATTATAAAGCCTTGTGATTTTATCTTGCTGATAAGAATAAATTTTTGGATTAATATCATCAACTGCAATCCCATATAACCTGTCTGTTGGTTCAAGATAATCCAAAAAATAAGTTAGTGAATTAGGTTTGTGTGTAATATCGGCTTTGAACCGCCCCTCGAAAATGAATGTTCCGTCAGATTTATAATAACCCCATTCATAAATATTATCAAACAAGTCCAATAATTCTTGTTGATATATATCAGGGCGGCCGCCGCCTTTTGCCACTTCAAGACCTTGTAAATACAACTCAGCTCGCCAATCATTTGGGGTATAATTAACTCCATTTTCTCCTTCTCTTGCAAGTCTAATTTTACCTGTGTACTGTCCGCTATCTTCATCTTTTAAGAACACAACCTGTCGAGTTTGCATCTCTGTTGGTTGGTCTTTAATAACCAAATGATAATGAATAGCTAAGCCATCTGCATTTTTACCCCAGATATGATAATCATTCTTAAGGTTCATAAAATTTGGAGAATTTGAATAAGAAGTAATTAAGCCATTTCCTTCTTCAAAAGTATATATCGACTTTTGGTCTGCGCAAAGGTCGATTCTGTAATTATCAGTTCCAATAATTCGTAAACTGTTTGTATTTATATCATAATCTCTACTATTATCTAAATAGAAAGTCTGTGTTTCATTTTGAATTTCTGTTGGCACATAAGAGGTGTTTAAATAATTCTTAATCTCTTGGAATACAAAGTTTCCATCAATATCATAGAAATATTCATAATTGCCAAGAGTAGTTTTGATTTTTTCTAAAACCGAACCAACATTATCTCCTATGTTAGTAATCAGCTGACCTGGGTAAGTGAAATCTGTATATGTATATCCTACATCTTCATTATACCCATATTCTTGCCAAGTTCCTTCTTGAGTAAGATATAGTTCATCTGTTGTATACTGACCTGTTGAAGTATTATGATATAGTGGAGCCTTGCCGACATATCTCACTAATTGCTTAATCTCTCTTGGAATGTCATTAATAATAACGCGGGAAGGGCTCTCCCCTCCATAATTTACAACAGCAGTATAGATTATATCATAAATAAGTTGAGGAACTGAAATCGTCTCCCCAACGGTGGAATTGTCTGACTCTTTCCACCCATACTCTCTAGTCCAAGTATAATACTGATTACCATATTTATAAACTGTATAATTATTTGGAGTCAATTCCGAATCTGTTCTAGGGTCTCGAGAACAAACTAGTTCGCCTATTACCTGATTATATTCATGGAAAGTAACACTAGTTGGCAGTCCTCCGCCCATTTCTCCATTTAATAAGCACATCTTATCTTTGCAACTAAGACTAATTACACAGCCATCTGTTGTGTGACTAAGACTGGGCTGATTAATAACAAAAACTCCAAGCGGGAACCAGACTAAATCTTTGTCATATTCATATATAGAACCAATCTGTTGATAGCTACGCCCAACCCATTTCCAATAGGTCATTGTACTTCTATCTACGTAAATTTTACCTATTTGACCAATTGCAGGAAAACCGTGTGCAAAAGGATTGTTGTTATCCCATACGGTATCTTCCTTATCCTCGTAATAATAAATATCTTGAGAATAATCAATCCATTTTTCTATCCCTACTGCAATTTTAATTTTTTTATTGATAGAAAGAAAATTTTCAATGTTGGTTAAATCATTATCAGCTTCTTGCGCGAGAACTGAAATTGTACAAGTTCTGCGGACACTTGAACTACCATTTATCGAGATGGAAGAGCCATCTAAGACTCTTCCCTCGATTGATTTGATTGGTCTATCTAATTTATCAAGAACAATAATTCTTGCATAGTAAAATTTGTTTCTTTCGCCATCCAAGGTTTTAAGGAAAGCTGCATCTTGTATTTTGCTCATTTTAATTCCTCCTTATACCTCAGCTTTATATGTTCCTTGCATATCAACATAGTAGTAAGTAACAGAAACATCTGTCGATGCATTTAAGATGTAATGATTCTTGTCATCAAGAACATCTTCTGTAACAATCTCTTCCGAAAGAGTTGCATCGTCATACGGTGTCTTTAAGTATCTCTTACCAATATATTGAATAGCAGTGATATTACTTAATTCATAAAGTCTTAACACACCTGTATCACCAACTTCATGATATTGCATCTCTGTTTCAACGCCATCTCTGATACCAAATACAGTGTGCGGATTCGCCTCAATCTCAATACTTGAAATTGTTGAAAGGCGTCTAAAAGTTGAAGAAGATTCTATATAATGTTGATAGTAGATTGTATTATAAATTGATTCTCCCGGAGCCACTTCTTCATAGAACTGACCAATTCCGCGGATAGGAGTTCTCTCTTGAATCTCGTGAGCTGAATATACTTCTGTCGATAATCCATATACGAAATCAATAGTCGCATCTACCGCAGTAACCAGACCTTCCGCATCCCCTAAGAGATAAAGGCTATCATTAGTAAGCGGGTTGCCTGTATAATAAAATTTCAATAAACTATCAAACTCATACATGCCACGGGGGTCGTAGATTGTAATTAACTGTTCTCCACTCCCACCGCTGTAATTAAGTAACATATTATTACCTAATACTAAAGCACCCTGATTATTATAAATTCTTAACTGATGACCTGGCATAAATTGAGGTTCGAGGGCTCCATCCGGCAAATAGTAATAACCATTAATTGTAATACAAACTCTTTCAATTCTAACAAGTTTTCTTCTATAGCCACCATAATTTCTACCTTGGCTATCATATTTTTCATATATCTTTTTAAATACATTATCGTTTGCTGAGAAACTTCCATCAACTTGTCCAATATGATAAGTTACTGCAGCGAGGCTTGCGCTGTAGCTACCTGGATTATAAAATCCATATTTAAGATAGTTAGTCATTGTGTTCTCATCTATTTCATGTGCGTTTGCGGTTAATGAATAAATCATTCTATCCAAACTCTGATTTGGAGTACAGTTTATATCCATTAATCTCACGATAATATTTCCTTCTGTTGGTGACTTAAATAATTTTGGTTTACCATCTTGAAGGAAATCTAAGACGAGTTTTCTAAAATCGCGTTCATACGTATAATCATATATTTGACGACCATTTTCTACTGTATAATTATCATAAAGATTAACTACATCAGTATATTTATACACATCTTTTTTACCATTATGTAAGAAAGTATTATTTTCGTCCATTTGAAATGAAATTAACGCACCAATAGGAAAGGTTCTATAATTAACTGCGGCATTGCGGCTAATGAATGGGAACTGACTTCCAATTGTATCTTTCTTACTATCGTAAATCTGATATTTGAAACTTGATATTGTATTATTAAACTGGAGTTTAAGCTGTTGATTGTCTTGCCCTAAAATAAAAGAGTATGTGAATAATCTTTGAATAGGTCGAGTAATTTCAACAACAACTCCACGCGTTCCATCTTTATCAATAGATTGAATACCATATTTATACCAAACTCCACTTTGAATTGTGTAATCGTATATCACATCAAGAGAGTTAAGGTTCTCTTCCTTAACTGTAAATATCTTAATATCTTCCCAAGTCTGAAAGTTGTCTTCTTGAGAAGCTCTACGTATACAGATATTGCCAGACCAGAGTTCTGTACTTGGAGAATAAATCTTCAAAGCAATTCGTCCTTCATCTTCTTCTTCATCAAGAGAAGTAATGTTAGTGAGAAGTCCCTGAGTATCCGCATCAACTGTAACTAACTGAGCATTAATAATCTCTGTTGCTAAATTCTCAATCATAAAGTTGAATTTAATAGGTGCGGGAAGGGTATATTCATTTTCAGTTTTATATGTCACATATAAAGTATATTGAGCGTCTTCTCTAAGATTTGTTTTAAATGAATAAGAAAAATAGGTATTACTTTGTTCCATCTTATAAATTTCTCCAGTATCTTCCAATAAATCCTCTCCTAGATAGAGAGTAAATCGGACATACTCAAAGTCTTCATTTGCTTCAGCAATTTTACTTTCAAGTGTTCCAAACAAATCCATTTCTGAAATTGTGTGAATAGTATTTTCATCATAATGACTTGTCAAGTCTCCATCGTCATAATTAAAAATTGGAATTTTTAATACCATTGGAGAGATTGCTTTCGTATAACAAATAGTTGACCATTCAGAAAAACTATTTGAGAACTCTTGTAACCAGGCTTCTTGTCTTGGATATAATGTGGGATTATACGCAACTGTACTTAATCTTAATTGGATTTTGTAAGTCCAGCCTGGAATCCATCCCGCGAATGTTGTCCCACTTAACGTTACTAAAGATTTTAAATCTGAATTATTAATTGTGATATAATAAAGATTATCTTCTGTTTCGCTTTTTGTTGGAACTAAATTTAAAATGATACCTGTTGCGCGATAGCGTTTATTTACAATATCATTATTTGTATTTAAAACTTTTACCCCGTCTTGTCTATATATTTGAGCATGCACTGTAAGCTCAGTGCCGGCAGGAATGTTTGAAAGACGGCTTAAAGAAAAATACACCCTTAATGAAGAGCTAGAACCTGCAATAAAAGCAGGTTCATAAGAATTCACTAGGGGTGGGTATAATGTAGATGATGCCATCTGGGCCTACCTCCTTTAATCTCTTCTTTATAAAAAATTAATTCTAAATTAACTAAATGTTTTACATATCTTTTTGTGGATGGTGTGGTAGTGCTCTTATTTCATTTACAAGCCCTTCCACATAAGAATTACCATTTTCTTTCTTGTAATCATCAAATCTTTTTTCTATGGTGTCCATAGTAAAGTCATCTACCCAGCCAGCTTCTATAAGTTGATGATGTTTTTCAACCATCCAGCTTTTTATATCATGCATATCTGACTGTGTAAGTTGTATTAACTGAGAATCTATGCTTTCCATTCTGTTTTCCATTCTTTGACTAAAACTCATTAAAGCATCTAATTGGTCTTTTAATTCATTATATTTCTCTTCGGTGTCCTCTTCTTTTTCCAGAGCCGAATGATCTTTATTAAATTTTTTATTGTACTTTTCACGCCCCCACTCAACAAAGTCCACTGCACTTTTTACAGCAAATAATAACATTACACAAAAAATTAATATTTGTTCAACTGAGTACGCTTTTAATAATTCTAACAATTTTTACACTCCTTCATCTTATATATATAAAATTATAAATAAGATTTTTAATTTATTTTGCCCTAAAAATAAAGGCGGGAAGGCATTTAATCTACCTTCCCGCACACTTCTATGCTTTTACATAGTCGTTAATATTCTTATTAGTTTCAAGCTCTGCTCTCATCCATTCTAGTGCCTCATCTACCCAATCTGAAAATGTATCAAATGAAATAAGAGCCACAATCCAAGGGAATTGTTCTACTGCTTTGTCATACACATATCTAAGCTTAAGTTGTCCTGTACCAGAACCAAGAGCCTTTTCTGCTTCAACAACAGCGTATTTAAGCCACTGCTTTAAGTTTGAAATTTTCTTTTCAGTAGGTAATTTGAAAAAACCTATGAACATTGCGATTACTGCGATTAATGCAATAATCAAAGCTACGATAATCTGTGGATTCATTATTTGTCCTCACTTTCTTTTGTTTCTATTGGTTTTTGAAGTAAACCAGTTTTAGCCATACGGAGAGTGTCTTCGACATCCCTCCATAGGTCTTTTGTTACAAATAAAATTGCCTCGAGCGGCAACCCTGACTCATTACAGCAGTCTAATAGTTTTTGTTTAAGTTCTTCCATCCTTTTATCTCCTTTATAGATTATTTTGCCTTAAAATTATCTCTTACCCATTGCTTAAGATCTTCATCATGCACGCCGCAAACATCATTTGTCCATTCTGATAGGGTTCTGTCTCCTACGAACATTGCACTGGAATTTGCGACAGTAAAATTATTGGACTTAACCTCTCCGCTAAGAGTTAGAGTATCTCCCACACCGCCAATATTCGTACACTGAATACCACCTCGTACGACTATTCCATCACTTTCAACATTAAGGCCACTTACGTGTGGGTGAACTGTCGATCCCCCCATTTCAAAAAAGCCGCCACCATTATAAATTTCAATACGACCATTAGAATGCAAAGTCGTATTTCCTGTTGAGCTAGAAATAGCATTTGAAGTAGTATTCCAACCACCAATAGAACCAGAAGTAGCTTTAATTACACCTGTTATATCAGCATTCCTTGCGGTTAGTTGACCTTCAGTTGAAACTTGAAAACCATTCCCCCAATCAAGAGAAGACTTAGCTTGAGGGTTTGTAATTGTTAAACCATCCTCATTAAGAACAAAACCTTGACCAGATATTGTTCCATCAGCTGCGTTTAATGTAATAGTACCTCCAGTTAAAGTATTGATTCCAATAGTCCAACCACCAATATAACCTGTACCATTAGCAGTGATATTATTAAAAGTGGCACTGCCTCTGTAAATACTCCAATTATCACCAGATATATTACCCGTAGAATTAATAGTGATACCGTTGGCAGACAAAGCACTATTACTAATAGACCATCCACCTATAACGCCGCCTTCTCTAGCAATCAAATGTTTGGCAACTAAATTACCGCTATTATCTACTGCAAATTTATTACCAAGCCTTATACCATCTGTTCCGATATAAACTTGATTTGAATTACCTCCAATAGAGTAGCTATTTACATCTCCTAAATTGCTAGATGAAAATTCTGTCGTATTATATGCGATATAAGAATGACCGTTTGAACCATCAATAGCCCAATGTCTTTGTGAACCATCTTCGGAAGTAGCTCCTAAACCAAGTTGCATCTTTCCATCTGCGTCAATACGAGCTTTTGCCCCAATTGAAAGACCATCTTGTGATAGGTAAAAACCTCTAGAAGTTGCTCCAATTGTAGAGTGAGAACCAGAATAAATCTTTCCTGGAGTTGAAGCGGTATATATCTTGTTTCCTCTACTATCATATCCTGAAAAAGTAGCGCCAGAGTCTAATACCATTCTACCAGCGGCAACCGATATTTTACTATAAATACTAGAATCATTAATATTCCAACCCGCTATATTTCCACCACCTGTGGCAGTGATTTTTCCACTCGAGTCTACGACAAAATTACCTGAGCCATATCGTATCTCTGGAGTAGTTAAGTCGATTTGCATTCCAGCCCTGTCCGCAATAGAATAATTACCAGATTTAATAATTGCTTTGTTATTACTTGGATCTATAATAATTTGTCCATCTCCGCTTACTCCAAAAGTAGCAGAACCATCTTGAGCATTCAAGAAAATACTTTGTTTACCTGAGCTATATCCAAATAGACCAATTTGTTGTCCTATTGTACTCTTCTCTGCGACTTGCTTAACGCCAATAGTCACACCAGTAAATGAGTTATCTGACTCTTTTTTACCAGCACCAACCTGTGGAGCGATAAGATAACCATCCCCTGTTTCTAGCTTGTTTCCATCCCAGCCATTAAGGTTACTTAATTCATATCTATTAAATATCATAATGATAGGCTTAATGTGAACAATATTCACTGAATTTTCTGGCAATAACATATTACCAATAACTATAGCGCGATTCTTAAGTGTTGTGATTGTGTCCTCAATTAAAGTAATTGTAGACGCATATCCGCCTTCGTGATAGAATGTAATATAGTATATCAAATTCTCATACATAGGTTTGAGCACTTTTTCCAAAAGGTCTGTATAACTATCAGATGCATATACAGATGCAGTTTCCACGTATTGCTTTAGTGTAGCGTGCAATGCAGAATATCTATAACTCTCTTCACTAATTCCTGCAAAAGATTTTTCTAAATCAAGCCACTTTTCATTATTAACAAAGTTTTTTAATTCATTTATAATATCATATACAGTATCTTCTGCTGATACAATAGAACTTGATATTAAATTATTATATGCTTCTGCATATACTCCATTTACCGTATTGTTATAAATATCAATCATATCATTGATTGAAAAATAACAGCTGCGAGGATTGTCTGTTAAATCAATTTTTTGACCAATAGTTAAGCTCTGTGGAGTTCTAGTTTTAATTTTTTCAATGATTTGAGTTGAAGTACCTAACTTAGAACATAAAACGGCTAATTCTGCCACAGTATTTATTCTATCTTGAATTAACTGATAGACTATAGATATTTTTTCATCTATTGTACCATTCTCATAATATCTATAAGTGTCTGCAAAATTTGATAAACGATTCGCATATTTAACCAAATCTCTCGCACTATTTATAATTTTAGTTTTGACATTATAAAAATTAGCCACTGCAGTGACTCTTCTTACATAATCATTATAATCAAAATTTCCAAAGATGTCAAGATTATCCTGTAACGTTTGATAGTAAATGCGGCGGTTGGTCTCTGTCGTTAATTGAGTATTTAATAGAGCTAGCTCATCTTGAAGATGACCTGTTTTTTCTGCGCTTCTCTCCATCTGTGCCCTAACATAATTTTTAGCAACTCCATTATCATATTTGGATGTAGGCGTCACTTTACAGTTCGGCTCTGTGCTAGAACTAACCTTCATATTAGAACTTGAAGACCAAGTATAATCATAAAGATTGTCAATATCATCCCCATATGCCGCGTCTACTATATAAAAGTTCTCGCTATTGTCATATTGAGGATTAGTTCCGTCAGATGCGTAAAGAACCTTTGAGAAACCGCCTTCCATACTTGGAAGACAACTTTGTAAATAAATATGTTTCGCCACATAAGTACATTCAATAGGATAATAAGCATAAACATATTCTTCGCTATCTGTTTGAGAAGCTAATGTAGATGCTCGTCTCGCATTTACTTTCGCCTCAATTGTTGCACAAAAATTCTGCCCTACGTCTGTCCACTTATTACCATTCAAGGTAATCAATCCTGAAGATGAAATATCAATAGGCGAAACAATAGCGTCCGGACTGTAAGAGTAGTTATTATCGAAGATACTAAAAATAGTATCCCCACTTCCCACAGACTCGCCATCCGCATAAAGTGTAGTTCCTAGTTGAATTGAACTAAACTCAGAATATTGTCCAGGTTGACTAGGAGTATATAAATACCAAGTATCATTATCACGAGCATAAACTAATTGTAATTTATGAGTAAAACCATTAATATCCACTTCTCCATATCCGTAACCATCATAAGTAACAATAGCTGAATATTTAGAGCCATTAGTTCCACCTTCTCCATCTTTAAGGAACTGAAGTGTTACCGCGGTTTTTGCTTCTTCTTTTAAGACAGCAGAAGGAGCAGACGCCTTGACAATAATAGTATTATTTGTCTTAGTTTTATTATATGTATTCGCAATTCCATATGATAAAGTTTTATAACCATTAATATATCTTCCACTTATTGTATAATAACCTGGATTAGATGTAGTGTCTGTTTTCTGGTCTTGGGTCAAAGTAATCATGCTTTGAGTAGGTATTAACCAAGTTATAGTTGTCACTGCGTATTCGCTTGTGGTCAACTCTGTACCATCTTCTTTGAACACACTAACATTAAGTGGAGTAATTCCCTTGAGTGCGCTGGTCAAAGGACCGTCGTAATCCGCCACCATAGGAGAGTCGCCATCCGCATCATATTTATATAACTTATCTCCATTAGATACTACGATACGAGCGATAGTAGCTTCTCCTGTTGTAACCGTTAGCCATACAGTACCAATAGTCTGACGTCTGACCGTATTCATAGTAGGAGTATCTACATATACTGTACAAGCGACAGTATTAGATTCATCTAATTCGCTAACCGGATAAGAGATTGTTGTGACAAAACTATCATCAATCTTTTGGTTAAAAGTTTTAATAGTGTAGAAATCATTATCTAGATATTTTCCTTTTTTATCAAATCTCTGCCAAGCGTATCCTACAACAAAAGAAGGATTAGTTACATCGGTAATACCAGACTCTTTATAAGTTATTTTAAGTTCTACATCACCCACTCCAACGGGATAAACTGTAAAACCAGAAGTGGTTGTTAACTCAACTGTTGCATTACTTGCGAGGTTCTTAATCGTTGTAGTTGCAGAAAAAGTATTATCATTTTTAACTAATACACATTTAAAACGTGTATCACAATGCGTCTCTGACTGGAATACAGTCTGAGTATATACGTTAGTTATATATTGGTAACTATTCGTACCATCATCATTAGTTGTCTTCTTGCTTACCTTATTTAAGATTTCCCAACCTACTCCACCAAACTTTTGGAATTTATCACTCGTCGCATCTATTAAGACATTCTCTTTGAACCAATAGCAATCAAAGTTGCTAACTTGTGTCACTTTCCCATTTAAATATGCGGTAACTGATAAAGTCTTGGTGTCGCCTGTGCGCGAAGCTAAGAAGCTCGTACCCTCTGTTGATGTTATAGTTGCAAAGTATCCTGTCTTATTTTCATCTGATATTTCAGCCACAGATAATAATTGAATATTTTTAATCCAAATATCATCTAATGCAGTTTGGTCTTCTCCTAAAAACCCTACAACAAAAGAACGAATACGAGGTTGCTGACTTTCGTTATAAATCATATCCTCTGGCAGTTCAAAATAAAAATTCTGTAGTGTCGGAACTTGTAAATTATACGCATCGCCAGTAATGTTATTTATATCCATTACAACACTGTAATATTTTGATACTACTGTTCCATCAATTACTTGTTTAATAGGTATATCTAAAATAAGACCATAGTTTCCCTTACTTCTTCTCTCTTTTACAATATTTGTTTGAATTTTACAAGTAAAATTAAAAGCGCGGGAGTCGGCAAGTGCGCTCTGGAATAGAGCCGAGAATCCTGTGGTATCAACTGATACAATGGGACTTGGGTCTGTTCCCGATGGGTCTGCATCGTGGGGTTTATAAGAACATAAAGCTACGTCCGCCACATTTACAAAAAGATTTCCTCCAAGAGTAACATAAGAGTGTCCATCGTTGGTTACAGCATAGGCTGCGGTTGATGGTGTTACTGGGGAAAGGATAACTTTGTTTTTATCAAAGTTACCATTTGGTACAATTACATATACCTTATCTCCTACTGCATATGTAATTTCCGTATGAGCAGTAGTAGCATCGAATTTATTGCCTAAGTATAAAACCTTATAAGTGCCGAGGCCTTCATCTAATACTTCTACAATCTCAGCTTCAATTGTCAAAGTCGCATCTTGTGCTTGTGCACTTGAATTTGCGATTGCTTTCATTGCAGATGTTAAAGCGTTAGCCACTTCACTCTGTGTAGTTGAACTCATGCGAAAACCTCCTTTTTTCTCTCTTCAAGAAATATGAAAAGAGTAGAGTGAAAATTGATATAACTTGCCCAATAGAAAGGCAATAAAAAAGGCGGGGACCCAGTCCCACCCCCGTATTAGAGTAGTCCAGGTCCCCGCTTTTAATTTATTTTATTTTTCGTGGATAAATTGACTAGCAATATTAGGAAGACTTAAAATAGCTTCTCTGATAGTTTGTACGTCATCCGCATTAGGGAATTCCGCAGTAATATTAAATACATTACTTGTAGAATCATTGCCAGAAGTCTCGTACTGCTTACTAGAAAATCCTAAAGATTTTAGAACCATCTGAGCGAGAGAATCAGCAATAGTAGAACTAATTGAGTTATTCAAGCCAGTGATATTTTGTACAGTTCTAATTGTTTCTAACAAGTTTTGAGTGTCGTTAGCATTTAATACTAATTCTTTTTCGTGTAGAATACCAATTCGACCTTCAGAACCCCATTCACCAGTGTATCCGCCTGTGTAGAATGCAGATGGCCCGTAGTTTCTATAGTAGTCATAATCGTGTTCCAATCCTCCATTGTAACCATAACCAGCCTCAAATTTAGCTTGAACAGCATTAAAGACTCTGTCGCCTTCCGCATCGCCGAATTTCTGTCTCATTATGGCATGACGTGTAGGATTATCACCCCACTCACCATATGTCCAAATATTACCAGCGATACCTTCAATGTCAGCATTTCCTACAGAACCTATCTCATCACCAGAGCCGTCTCCTCCACCAGCACTTCCACTACTAGAGTCTCCGTCGTTAGAGCTATCTCCTGCAACCGAAACTGTAGCTCCGGTTGTAACTGCGATGTACTCTTGGAAACTATTTGTCGCTTCTCGGATTTTACTAATGACGCCATTCCAAGCATTTTCAACTTCATTTACAAACCCTCTTAATACAGTAAGACTTGAAGTTGCTTTATTAGCCATATCTTCAGTCTTTTGTCCAACTGTATCAATCTCTTTACCAAGACTATTAAAGTCAGATGTCACTCCACCTGCATCAGCAATTGTCTTGCCAGAAACCTCTTCAAGAGTTCGCAACTCTTTTTCAAAATTCTGAGTGTATTCAACGACACTGTTAAAGGCATCATTTAATCCTGCTTTAACGCTGTCACTGTCGCCATCCCACTGCGCTATCACGTCGGCCGCCGCAGTCTTAGAATTTAAATTAGTTTCTTTAAAAGTTTCTTCTGCTTTTAATCCAATCTCATCATAATTATTTTTGATTGCTTCTCTAATTTCTTCGTAGTCTGTTAAATGCTGTTCTTTCACTGCATCAACCAACTCTTTTTGAGTCTCTGTTAAAGATTCATAAGCTTCTTTATCTTGATCACAAACCTCTAAAAATACAGCGCCTGTTGCATAGATTGTTTCTTGCTCGTAAAGATTAGCATTCTCCATTGCGGCAGTTATGTCAGGCATATATGTGTCACGAAGTTCTTGCATCTTAATATACTTTTCTTCTTCAGAAAGTGTTATATCTTCTGCTATTTCAGTTAACTTTTCTTTATACTCTTCGTAAGTATCCATTGACAATTCCATAGCGTGTTGATAGGCATTATCCGCAGTAGTATAAAGGTTGTTATAAGCATCAAGTAATTCTTGCTGCTTACTTAATACATCACTCTCATCTGCTACATATTGGTATGTCCAGTTACCACTCTCATCTCTATTCAACTTCATAGAAGTCTTATTGTTCTGAGCATCTTCCAAAGCAATTTCTTTAAGAGCAATTTGATAACGAGCTTCCGCCAAATCAATATCATCTTGAGTTAAGTTCTCCTTTTCTCTTAGATAATTAATTTCGTCCTCTCTTAATGCCATCAATTTCTGTTGCGCTTTTAAACTTGAAGTCTCTGCAATGCTTGTGTCAATCTTGTTTGCTAAACTCTGAATTTGATATGCGCCTTCGACATCATCTAAATATTCATCCGCTTTGTTTTGGAGATAATCCCAATCCTCTTTTAAATCATCGAAATTCATACCCCAAAGTGCTTTATCCATATCTTCTAATGTCTTAGCTATGTTGTTAATATATTCATCACGTAGGTTTTCAATACCTTCGAGAACAAGGTCGTTTAATTTCTTTTGTGAGGAAATCATTTCTTCGTATGCTTTTTGCATATCTTCTGTCCAAGTAGACATATCATTGAGGTCAACATTATGAGCATCTTTATTCATTTGATACGCTTTATTGAACTGGTCTTCCCAAAAGGCAGCTTGAGTACGAATAGACTGAATCTGTTCGTTTATATTCTTACTTTGAGCCTCGTAATATTCATTCATCAAGTCATAAGCTTCATCACCATATATAAGTTCGATTAATTCTTTTTCATATTCAAGTCCATCTGTTATATGTTCAAACTCATCATTTATATTACTAAAGTGGTCAGCTGCTTGTTCTAATCCTTCAATATAATTATCCCAAACCTGCTGATACATTTGATTAAGGTTATTTCCAGCATCAACCAACTCATTTTGAAGTTTCTTAAGATACTCTTGTGCCTCTGATATAGAACCAAACAAGAAATTGTCTCCAAGAGTAACTTCACCATTTGCGTTCTTTGAAGCTTCCATCTTATTAATTTCAGCCATCACGTTTTGGACTTGTTTCATGCGGGTTTCCACATCATCAACATAAGTGTCCAAATTCTTAGTGTCAAACGCACTATCAATTGTCAAGTCTTTATATAGCTTTCTAAAGTCTTGTTCTATATCTTTTAAGAAATCGTTAAATTGTCTTTCAGCTTCTGTTGTATCTAACTTAAGTTGGATTTCAGTTTCCCAAGCCTGAAGATTATTCTCAATAATAGCTAATTGGTTTTCAAGCTGTTGTTGTCTTACTTCTGCGAGCTTATTTTCAGTTTCGTACATTTCGTTATAATAAAGGTCTTGATAACGCTTAAGAGCCTCGCTGTACGTTTTATAAGCCTCTTCCGCATCTTCAATCATCTGTTTGCCAGACTCTTCTTGTTGTTCAGCGGACATTGCATTATAAGTTGCAATAGCTGCATTGTATCTATCTACATTCTCTTGGAATAATTGTGAATAGTTCTGAAGTTCATCACCATTCCAAATACCGCCAAGTTGACTCTGTAATTCAGCCAATTCTTGACTTTGAATCTCAAATAATTTTTTATAGTTTTCATATTGAGTATCTAACGCTTCGTTCTTCTGACTTAATAATTTATTTTCTTGTTTCAAGCTTGCAATTAAAGTTTCACCAGCGTAATGCTCCTGCATTGAATCAAGTCGTTGTTGAATTTGTTCATTTCGTTCAAGCTGTTGGTTAACCTTAGAAATTGCATTGTTTACATCATAATAACGGTCAGCCTGGTCCTTAATAGGGTCTTTCTTATCTGGAGTTTTTGGGCTACCGCCGCTACCACTACCACCACTGCTCTTTCCTGAAGATTTACCTCCCGCATTAGAAGAAGAATAGTTATTAGAAGACCCAGTAGCCTTCTTAGTGAGTTTATTGATTTTTGGAACTTTTCCATTCGTAGAGAAAGCCATTGCTTGTGCGGTTGCAGGGATAGGAACTTCCTGAGCGTCTACTATTTCCTCTTTCTCTGTCCAGGATTTAGCGCCTGTTTTGTCGTTTGTCTGTTCCTCACTAACAGTATGCTTTTTAGTATAAACAGTCTGAGTAGCAGATACATCTTGACCCTCTGAAGCAAAATTCGCTTCAAATCCCATTGAATCAAATAAAGCGTTAATTTGGTCAGTGGTCATGCCTGTTGCGGCAATCATATCATTACAAGCCTTAAGGAAATCGCTATCATCAATTTCAAACCCTGGTTCAAGAGGACCCAATTCATCAAGTTCAGCTTGAAGATTCTGAACGTCCGCAAGAAGCTCTCCTCCGTTTAATTGATTATCAACTTCAATCCTTGCAACAATAGAATCAGTTAAAGCAGATTTTAATCGATCTATTGCTTCACCATCGCCATCTGCGGCAAGCGTAATGTCCTCTAAGTGTTCTTTAACGAAGTCGTCATCAATAAAATCTTTACTAACATCAAGCAAGTTAGCCATAGCTCCACGAGTGTCATCCATTGCCTTAGCATACTCTTCGCTAGACTTAGAACTCTCTTGTAAAATACCAGACCAATTTTCCCAATTACTAGCAAGGTCGTCAATACCGTCATTCATCTTCATAATGCCTTTAGCCACTATCTTAGCAGCGTCCTCAGACATACCATCTGCGAGGTCTTCCGCAGAATCGCTTATCTCTTGTAAATAATCTGCAAAATTACTAAGCTCTTCCGTATCTAAATCTTTAATATCTTCAACCGCATCAAGGTTAGTTGCAGCAGTGTTAAAAGCTTCTACTGAAATAGTTCCATCTTCATAAGCTTTTTTCAAATCTTTATAACTGTCATATGAAGAAGCTATTGCTAATTCTTGTTGAAGTATTGCTGCTTCATTATTAGAAATTGCTCCTGATAAATTATCATACTCACTAGATAATGCGGAAACATTATCAGCAATCTCTTGCAATGTTTCAATATTATCAAAACTGCCTTTATTAATCTGCTCTTGCCATCCCGCAATCTTTTCATTAAGTTCATCTGATGCAGGACTAAGTGCTTTAATTAATTCAACTTGTTGATTAATGGTGTCAAAATCATACTCAATTTCATTATAATCATTTCGACTATTCGCAACTTTGGTTAATCTGTCATAATCATATCCAGACACTTCTTTCATGTCATCTGTTTGACTACGGAGATTATCAATATTTGCTTTGGCATCTTCAATTAAACCATTTTGAACTGTTTCGTAAAACTTCTTTGCATCACCTGTTAATTTGTAAGTTCCATCTAATAATTGAGTAAAATATCCTTTCGCAGAATCACCTAACGCCTTATAGTCTTCAGCGCTAATTGTGTCTCCTTGTTTAAGCCCATCAATAATCTTATGAATAGATGCATAAGTTTTTGTAAGACTTTCCGCTTTATCTCCCGCAGTAGACATAGAATTAATCAATTCTTTAAAGTCTATGTCTAAGTCTTCTGTTTTAATTCCTGCGTCTTCTAATGTATCAATTAATCCAGACTCATCAATAGAATTCCAATCAACTTTATCTAAATTTTTAGCTAAAGCTCCAAGCTGTTCACTGTCTGCGGCTTTCGCGAAAACCTTATTTAGAGCTGACATAGCCTCTTCCCCGCCATTAGCCATAGCCTTATTAAGTGAATCTCCTAAAGCTTTTTGCTGAGCGAGAGACAACTCATCTGTATTTATCTTACCAAAAGCAGTCTTAACAGACTCTAACCAGTCAGAACCTAAATCATTAACTGCACTATCATAATCAGAAATACCTTGACTAAAAGCATCAACCATCTTTGTAGCTGATTCATAACCAAGAGCCTGTGCTTCTTCATCTGATAAGGTGTTATCATCGCCACCAAATTTACCATTAAGATATGCAGAAGTGCCTCCCGCTTCATCAATAGCACCCTTAAGAGCATCAACCTCGCCTTTTGTAGAGTCTTCAAGATTACCGTGTGCAATCATATCTATAATTGCTTGATCATACGCCTGTCCGCTTTGACCTAATTCCACAAAAGTAGCGTTTAATTTTTCTGCGGATTTTCCTAATGCTTCTTCTGCATCAGCGACCGCCTTTACTTTCCTCATATTCTCAAGAGAAACAGTATGTTTTTCGCCATCAGCATCTTCATAGACAAACGTACGATTACTATCCATACCCGCTGTATCAGTTAAGGTCGCGCCAGTTATATGTGCAGCTTCCGCATACTCAGCAAAAATCCGCTTAGCCTCGTTATTTACGCCAGTTCTCTTATTAATACCTTCGGTGCCCCAGCCACTGTTTGTGAGCGCTATGTAAGCTTGGATCTTCAACGGGTCATACATATTTTCACCTGCAGACATAACATCTTTTGCATAATCAGATTTTTGAATCGTATCATTGTTAGATAAAACATTATCTACAATAGCTTGATTTTCTGTTTTTGTTGCTAAAGTGTTCTCATCAATTGCGGCAGATAAGTCGTTAATATCATCACTTGCTTTAATGACTGCCTTCTCCCAATCATCAATAACGTGACTATTTGTCACGCCGTATTTTTCGAAAGCGTTAGATAGGACTTCTTTCATTTCAGCATCTGTTTTTCCTGCAAGCTCTGGTAAAACTCCTTTAATAGCCTCTCGAGCAAGAACATCTTGTACACTACTTACGTTAAGCGTGTTTCCTTTAGCTGACGTACTGATATTCTTTATAAGATTTTCCCTTTGTACTTTAATTTCTTTATTTCTTACTTCCTGGTCTCCAATAGCTGCTGCTCCTTGAGCAATGGTAACGGCCTTGTCTGCTTCGCTCTGCATAGCCTGACGACCTTTATCACTAATTTGAAGTTGTCCATCATCAGTTCTTGTAACGTACTGAGCGAGTTGAGGATAAGTGTGCAGTAATTCAAGAACAGTATTATTAACATCCGTGAGAGCGGACTTCCACTCTTGAGTGCCTTTTGTACACTCATTAAGTTTGGTAACTACATTATCATAGTCATTAAAAGCAGATGTTAAATCAGTAGCAGCTTGTTTTGCTTCGTTTAATCCCTCATGAAGTTGTTTAGCATTCTCTTTTGCAGCCTTTAATCGACCTTCAGGACTATTTGCTTTCGCCCACTGAATGGCTTTTACCACGCCTCCGATAGCCAAAGAGATGGCTGCTACAGCTCCAACAAGAGCTAAACTGGTAACGATAAAAGACTTTGTTGATAGGTTGAGTGCCACCATGCTACCAGTAGCATCTTTTGCCCCTAAACTCACTCCAAAAAGACTTCCTATGAATCCTTTATTAACCAAGTTTGCAATTACACCACTCGCATTAACTTTAATTTGTGCTGCATGAAGAGCGCGGTAAGACATAACCACCATAGGAATTACTGTTCCAAGGGCAGTTAAAGTACCTAATATTTGTTCGCCAAGATTTGCATCTTTTTCTGTCCAAATATCTGCTAAACCTTTAATGGTGTTTATACTCATTGTTAAAGCTGATAAAGTCTGCGCAAGAGTTGTAACATACTCTCCTGTTGTCATCGCTTTTGTTTTAATCTTATCAAAAGCATCTTCTATCTGATCAGATTCTGCCCCTACTTTTCTTTCGGTCTCTGCAAATTTATATGCTGAATCTGTCGCATTATCAATAGATGAAGTCAAATGGTTCATTATATCAGCAACAACTTCTTCCTTAAGCCCCGCTTCAGTTAAAGTAGTTTGTAACCTCTTAAATGCCTGTTCATCTAAGCCACCGGCTTCTCCCACTGTATTTAAGGCGCCGTCAAGTGTACGTAATGCTTCAGTGACTTGATCAATGTTCGCATTTCCTGATTTCAATGTGTCAAAAGCTTGCTTTATGTCGTCAGAAAACTCACCACTACTTGTATCTATTTTTTGGAATGCCTCAGATATTTCATTTAAACCAGAACCATCTTCTTTTTTTAGCGCTTCAAACGCTTCATCTAAGGTATTTCTTAATTTATCAGCAATTTTATTCGTTTCTTCATATGCTTCAATAGCGCCATTAACGTTTTCTCTCTGTTTCTTAGTAGCTTTATTTAGCATTAGCTGAGTATCTACTCTGTCTTTTTCTTCTTCTGCTGCCTTCTCAGCTTCTTGATTTCGTTTAGCTAAATCAGCTAGTTCTTGTACTCTAGCTTCATGCTGACTTAACATATATTCCGCAGTACGTCTCTCTATTTCAGACATATTTTCAGCATTTCTTAAATAAGCTTCTTGAGGGCCTGCTAAATCCTTATAAACAGTGCCTAAATTACTATCTTGCGTCATTCTAGCAATAGAATTCATTGCCTGTTCGCGCATATTCTCTGCTACTTTTTGAGAATCTTGTAGATTATATATAAACTTATCAATACCATCTGCTATGTCTTTTTTATATACTCTAGATATAACATTGCCAAGCATAGAAATGGCACCTTCTACGCCGCCAATTCCTTTGATAGCTTCACTTAGTCCTCCTAAGAAACCAGCAAGACCATCATTCATCTTAATGAAAAAATCATCATTAAGTAATTGAGCATAAAGTTCTTCAGAAGCGGCTTTAACGCGGTTTATAGCAGCTTCCCAAGACTCTTCGTAAGTATCTGCTTGCCTTTGTAAAGTACCTTCGGAATTATTAACAGTATTTAAGTTCTTTTGGAAGAAGTCCCAGTTATCCATCAACGCAACTAACTGTGAGTACTGGCGGACGCCCGCTACAGTCTGCGCCAAAGCAACCTGTTGATCTTTAGCTAAGGTTCCCCATTTAGAACCCATTTCGTCCAAAATGGAATCCATATCTTTCAATTCACCATTTTGGTCTTTGATACTAATACCAACAGCCTCAAGAGCTTGAGAGTATTTATTTAAATCTGTACCATCGTCAAGAGTTTCTCCTAAATTCAAGCCCTGAATACGAGCAAATAATGTTTTATATGCGGTACCAACAACATCTGCACTCTGACGAGTTGTTGCAGTAACAGTAGCTAAAGCAGAAGCAGCGTATTCATATGAAAGACCTACTGTGTCAGCAATTGCAGCAAATTGATTTAAACCAGTTGCGATTTCGTCTGTACTTGATGAAGTCGCTGCACCTAGTGCAGTCATCGCATCAGCATAATACTCTAGTGATTTAGAACCATCATAGAAGTTGTTCCATACCGCAGTCATCTGGTCTGCAACAGTTTCTGCAGATTCACGAGCTACATTCGCCATTTTAATAGTAGTATCTGTACGCTCTTTAACTTCTTCACCAGACAAACCTTGCTGATAATAAATTAATGATGCATTTGTATAATCTGTTGTGGTTGTACTTAAAGCCTTAGCAGCTTTATTAGCTTCGGATGCAAACTCTGTCATCTGGCCTACGCTTTGTCCTGTTACAATACGAATATTGTTTAATGACTCATTTAAATCTTGAGCATAACCATAAGCATGCTGTAAAGACCCCATAAAGCCATGTATTATACTACTTGAAATTTGCCATCTTGCAGCATTTTTTAAAGTGGTGGCAAATTCTTTTAACATAGTATTAGATTGCTTTAAAGGAACTTCCGCCTTTAGAATACTATTTGCTAATGTACTAAAAGCCTGCTCTCCACTTGGACCAAGCTTTTGCAATTTAACTCTATAATCGTCCAAAGATACGCCTGCATCCTTAAAAGACTGGTTTAAAAGACCTAAATCTAATTTGCCAGTTTTAACATTAGTAGCTTGGTCTAAATGAGCTTTAAGGCTAGCTGCGGCTTGTGTTGCTTCTTGTAGCTCTTTGGTCATACCAAAAGCATCAGCTTTTTTTGTCGCGGTTTCCATAACCTTGGTCAATTGTTTTTGTAAATCATCTAATTGACTTTTTACCTTACTAGTATCTGCATTAAAGGCAAGATTTACATTTAATTGTTTAGCCATATGCCCTATCTCCTTTTTCTCGTATTTTAAAAATAAAAAAATCGGCTAGAGTGATATAGTACTCTAGCCGTTTATCCTTTTCACTCTCTAAGATAATTTTAAATTACCAAGAGAAAGATGAAATGTTTTTGTCCAGACTTAACCAAGCTTCTCAACAATAGTCTTAAGTAGAGTTAAATTATCTGGATCTCCTATTTTCTTTTGTATCTCAGTCGCATCCAAGTCAAGGTTCTTATAATCAGTTGTCACATCTTCGATAATACCCTTAACAGAGTTGCAGTAAGTGTAGTAAGCATTGACAGTCTTTTCAATGCCATCTATTAAAAACTCATATTCAGTTTTAGGAATTGCAGAAATTACCATATCCGCAAGGTCATACTTTTCTATTTCATCGTATAATGCTGCGGGGTCCGCCTTATCTTCTTCAGAGAACTCAATTCCTGGAGCATAGGCGTAGACAATTTCCAAAGTAGTATAAACATCCATCTGCACAGGATTAGCAAAATGATATTCGTTCTGAGCTACCTGCTGTAAAACTGCGGTAATTAATTTGAGTTTTTCATTAATAGAGAGATACTGTTTAACTTCAATCTCTTTATCATTAATTTTAATCACCTTAATCTTAAGGGGTTGTTCTTTTTTAAGGTCATTAAAAGCTATATTCTCTATCATAATAGTTCCTCCTTTTATCTCTATTATCTATAGTATAACAAAAATTTTTCTAGTTGTCAAGTTTTTGATACGAAAGAAATATCTTTTAATATTTTATTAACAACAATATCATCTATTGTTGTATCAACCGCTTTACCAGTCGTGTCTATAAACATTTCAGTTAACATGCTTTTTAATTGCGCTCCATCTGAAATCGTTAAAACATTTTTTAATTTTTTAATTTGATTAAAAATTGTATAATAATCCATTAAATCAGCACCGCTAGCTTTAATTTGGGTATTTGTGTAGCTATTATCTCCGCCTTTAAAACCGATAACCCTATCATAAGATAAATTTTTAGTAAAAAATAGCTTTTTTGTTAAATCATAATTAAAAGTAATTTGTTCATCTGAAGCATCGCTTCCAGCTTCATACAAAGACGTATCTAAACCTTCAATTATGTGTCCTTTATTAAACTGCTGATACCTACCTTTTTTATTCCATAAATTAGTTGGAGTTTTATTTACTTCACTACCATATTGTTCAATTATGGAACTATGTACCATAAAACCATATGTATATCCTGGTTGCATATCTTTAGCCATTATTGAAGTATATAATTTATTAAACGCTGATAAAAAAGCCTCTTCTTGTTCTGTGTGCTTTATTTTTTTAGCTAAAGTATTTAAAGAGGTAGAAATATTAAAACCTTGTTCTATTCCATGACTTGAAGTTATCTTTAAATATTGTATTATTTCTTCTTCAGATAAAGAAACCATAGCTACAGTTCCTTCCTTAGTCTCTACATAATATCTATAATTCACAACAGAACTTCCAGTAACATAGGCTCTAAAATTTTGTAAAAGAAGATAACCCTTCAATAATAGCTGTCGCTTTTTAATGCTGCCTCGTTGGAAACTATAAATTGTTTCTTCTTTACCTTTAGAATTTATATAGGTTTTTTCAATTAATAAAAATTCTTGCCCTATTTTATCAAGCTCAGTTAATAATTTTTGTATATCAACAGATACTATTTTTTGACTATCTTTTACAAAAATATCGGCAACTTCATTTACAATAGCTTCTATTTGTTTATCTTTACTTCGTGATTGAGAAAAAAGATTTGGAGTTTTACTTACCATCTTCTCCTCCTTTCAATAAAAAATAGGGCGGCAGTCAACCGACCACCGCCCGCATTTTTATAATTTTAAGCCAAATCAATGACTTTAACTATTAGCCTTCAGCTATGCTTATTTTAGTTTCCAGATTGTGTTTCAGTTTTACCACTTTCACCTGGTGTTTCAGAATTAGTTGACTGAACTGCTGTAAAAGTAGGTGTATCAGTTGCAGGTTTTGTTGTATCACAATCCATGCACTCATCTTCTTCACCGCTAATACTAAGAATCTGAATATCGCACATTGTCTTCTTATCACATCTTGTGATAGTATAACCAGGGAATGCATCCATAGTGAAATTGAATGTACTTGGGTCACCAGAAGCCGCCATAGTAAATGTGAAACCAGACTGAACCTTTACTTTAGGGAAAGTAATGTTAGCAGCAACGTCCTTACCTGTTGCTTCATCACGGAATAATGTTTGTGCTTCAACGTAGAAGTATCCACCGAAGTCTTCAGGTCCAATAGTAATTGTCTGAACACTATTTGTCATAGCAAGATAGAAATCAACGATAACTGTCTTACCGATTGCTGATGCAGGAACCTTAAGAGTTGCAGGAGCATTAGCAGTAACTGTAATAGCTTCTGCAATGTCATCTACCTCTAAAAAGTCCTCAGCTCTGCCAGCAGAGCCAATAACAGTTGCATACATAGGAATGCAATCGCAAATTAAAAAGCTTGTAGCATTATCGAGACCTGTTTCTTCTTTAAGGTCATTTAATTCAATTTCAATACCACCTTTAGTAGCGTCGCCAGTGATAGTACCAACAGTCTTTTCAAGAGTAACGTGTACACGTGCACTCTCACCAACAGCATGGTTAATTAAACCAGCGCCAGAAAGAACTGCAAGACCCATAGGAGACATAAGAGCGTCTTCTACAGTAAAAGTCATTGTCTTCTCACCTTCCCAAGCGAGCAAACGAGCATAACCTCTACCACCCTGTGCATAAACAGTTGTAGATGCCTGTTCAAAGTTAGAAGTTCTAGCTGTATCAATCATAAATACAGGCTGATACTTCTTGAAAACTTTGTTACCAACCTTCTGGTTGTTAGCTGCTGCTTTGAAGGTTACATCGCAAATTTCTCTTCATAATATTTAATTAATATTATGGACTATCTCTTATAATTACTCTAGGTAATTATATACCCATTTCGATTTACATACCAATAGTAAACCTACATAATCTATTAAGATTATTAGTCTCTACATCGCGAGGTGTCGTTAACGCCCCATGACTCGGGATTCTCACTTTAAGTGCATTCCCCGATAGCCACTCTTATTAAATGACCCCAGTGGTTGCTGGATAGGGTATATTAGTGCGAGATTATTCACACCAAATTTCATATTTAATTTTCCTCCTTAAATTTTTCTTAATTAAAAAATTTTTGAAATTTATTTCTCTTTCTTAATAAAAATAATTCAGGATTATTTTTATACATAAAAGAGTAAAGTTTTAAAGAATCTTTTTTTCCAAAACGAATTGTTCTTGAAGAAGCATCATAACTGCCACCTTCTACCTTAGCTTTTTCTTTTAAGATTCTTAATAACTCGTCTAGAAATTTTTTACTACCACAACAAAAACTTGTATTTATTCGATTATTTTTTATTAAACAAACACATCCATCTCCATCAAAATACCCTCTAATAAAATCAGATAAATACTTTTCGGGAATAATTGTAGTAGGAAAAGTTAAAGTCAAACTTTTTTGTTCGGAACCACCTAAATTAATTAAATCATCATAAATGACCTTACAACAAAAATTAATTCTTGATGCTTGCCTATCTACATAATCTTGAATAGGGCCTTCATACTTTAATTCTTCAGCAAATTTTTTTATGATATATTTATCTTTATTTTGTACTGTAATATCAAACATCTTCCCGCCATAAATACATCCATCTGCATACCAGAATCCTAACATATAAGCCATATTAGGTGTCCAAGTTTTAAAATAATCTTGATTTATATGCCACTTTCTACCGTTTTGGCTCTGAATTTGACTTTTTTCTATTTTAGATATTTTTTTTATTCTTTTTCCATTATGATAACAAAAAGAATATATTTGATTTTTACTGTATTGAGAACCAAAAAACTCAACCCATTCTGGCAAGGTTTTACTCTCACTCTGAGATAAGAGAATCTCCTTGTGTTCCGGTGTTATTGGCATAGCACACTTCCTCCTTAAAATTTTGCAAAATATTAGGAATGGATATCTTCCATCCAATTCTTTACTTCTTCCATATCTTTTGCTCCCGCCATTTTCGCATGAACGTAAATATCAAAATCTTGTTTCAATTTAAAACGTTCAAATTCATCCATTATTTGATAAACAGTATATTGCATTAACTCATTCATATCTTTTTGCAATCCAACTGCTAAGATAGAAGTATAACGACTAAACAAATTTACTTTCTGTTCTTCGCCCTTCATACTAGCAAGTTTCTGTTGCCTCTTTTTAAACTTTTCTGCAATCTTGTTGGCTAGGGCATCCGCGGGATTGTATCTACCCTCATCACCACCCATACCATTTAAACAAAATATTTGACGAACTATATCCTGGAATTCGTCAAAGTTATATTCATTGATACTTGACTCGAAATTTTCTAATTGAAGAAGTATTTTATCTTTATTTATTTTAACCTCTGCGTTTGGAAACATAAGGGTTAAAACCAACATTGCGTCAGTTTTGTGTTTAGCACTTTCCGCACTATTCATTACTGACATAAATATATTAAAATTGCTTTGATTCTCTAATCCACTTTTGTCCTGCATATTTAGATTATCTTTATTAAACAAGAGAAAACGAGAGCCAATATGAAAAGCTTCCTCTCCAATATAAGCAATTTCATTTAGGCGGGGTTGGTGTATTGCACATCGCCCCATCCTAAATGGAATATCGTTTCCTGATAATAATAATAATTCATCTAACTGCCCCATTTAATTTCACTCCCCTTCGATAAGGTCATCATTACCGTGGGTCGCGCTATACATTAAACAATAGCCAGATAAATTTTGATTAAGAACAATTTCATTACAGCCTAAAAAGTTTAAAGTTCCAATTCCAGATAACTTTGTATCATTTAAAATACCATCAATATATCCCGCAATCTTAAGCGGTCTTACGGCAAATCCTTCTAGATCCCAATAATCTGTATGACAAATTATATCAATTTCAATAGTACAATCTCTATAATAGTCATTTTCAGGATTAGGAATAAAATTATCAAATGTAATCAAGATATAAGATTTAACATCTTCATTTTCTCCCATTGCTAGCTTAGGACTTGTTTTAATATATTGTTGTTTTCTTAAGTCTGCAATTGAAGTTTCTTTAATCTTCTTATTGTAAATAGGATTAGTTTTAGCAGATTCCAATAAACAATCTTTAGTATTGATTAAAAGCAAGCGTTTTAATTCATCACTATAAGGTCTACTATCTACAAACAGTTTCTTGATAATTGTTTCTGCATCTTTCTCACAAGAGAGAAAAGAAGAGCGAAACTTACCAACAAAGCCATTCATCTTAGAACCTCTCATATATATATCCTCCTTTTATCTCTTAAAACGACTGAACTATGATTTCCTGTTCTACTACAGCGCCATCATCACTTTGATATGTTAAAATAAACTTTGTAGGTTTTCCTGTCAAAATTTCTAAAACACACGAAGTTGTCGTCGTTGAACTAATTTTTACTTTATTAGAGTTTACTGCCCATTTACCAGTGGTTAATCCAACAATAGAATAAGATAAATCAGTGTCATAGCCATATACAGTACGCGGGCCGTCGATATGAGGCTGCTCTTTATTTGGCTCGTCTGGAACAGGGCTAATCTCAGCATCTTCCATCGGATTATCGTTCCATTCATCTAAATAAACATCAATTAAAGACTGACTTGAGTATTTATCTGTAGCTACGACTTTCCAATTATGATACTCTTCTATGATTTCTCCTGTATCTACATCTGGATAGGTTAATTTGATTTTAACTACTTGATGTCTAGTAAAAAACTTTATTGTCTGACTATTTTTAATAACCTTCAAAACCAAAGAATAATTAAGATTGTTGAAGGATATTTGATGTGTAGTTTGCCAATCTGTAGAGATCTCATTTGGACCTCGACCAACCGCCCAATAAGTATTTCCGTCTATATCTATTTCATAATTAGCACGAGTAATAGTGCCTCTAAAATAGGCTTCTTCTGTATGTTGCTGTAAATCAACCATCCAGAATGCTTTTGTTCTATCCCACCAAAATACAGTTCCTTCCTGCACGCCAGCATCAAAATCAATTGATAAAATTTTTTTATCATATTCTTCTGTGAGGCGGGAAGGGTTGATTAAACAACGCCACTTACGTTCTTTTTCTTTACCTTTGTCAAGTGTTATCCATTCAGCTTGATAACTTGAACGCAAGGCACCTTGGAAACTTTTGTATTTACCTGTGACGTTACGACCATCCGCCCTATCATATCCAAGATACCCCACTCTTTTCTTCATTCTGTCTAAACCAGACATGATTTTAACTGCTTTAACAAACCTAAGCACTCAAAAATTAACTTTCTGAAAGCAAGATAATCTTCTGTGTTCGTAAGAGTTGTTAAAGCCTCCATTTTGCAAAGTAATGAGAATAAAATTGTTTGGTCGCATTTTAACATTTTACTCATTCCGCCTACTTCCAAAATTAAATTATGAAGAGGTGTTTCCCAGTCACCGCCCTCTTCTCGAAAAGGAAGTAATTTAAAAACTTGATTAATGATGCGGTCGAGGTTATCGCAAACCGCATCATTATCAATCTCTATATTGTATTTTAAAACCATAAGTTGGCTCGCTCATAATCGATGCCATGGTAGACTGGATTTCCCCATTAGACATTCTTATTCTTCTTTTGTAAAGTCTTTGCAAATGCAAACAATCTGACTTGTGTGCATCAATTAAAACTTTTAGTTTTGCCATATGATTAGCTTGAGAAGTAAATTTAAAATCACTACCAGAATACTTTAAGCGGGTATTCTCTGTAGTATCAAGCTGTTGACCTAACCATCCTATAACCATATTTAATGCAATAATATCAATCTCTTCTCTTGTAAGTTCGATATTAAAAGTGCCGCCTACCCATCCGTAGGCGGCAACTTCTTTACCATCACTTTCTACCCCGCAGTACTCTCCTAAATACCCCCAGGCACCTTCCTCATAATCGAACAAGTCGAAACGAGGAAATTCAAATCTCGAAAGATTATTTAATAATAAATCCTGTAACATCAAGAAAGTATCTTCTTCAGTAAATTCTAAATCTGTAAACATATCATCTGTGATGTGTGTAAAAAATGCATCATATATAGTACAAAATGAGGTTGGGTTATTTGGATCTCTTTTCATCTCTGTTAATTCGCCCATACCTTACCACACTTTCTTTTACTTATTTTTGTTAACCACTTTATATTGAGGAACCGGAGCGGCTGGCTGTGTCTGAATTGGAGTTGTACGACGTGTTTTTCCTTCTGCTACAGGAGTAGAATTCTCTGTCTTAACTCTTCTTTCTTTCTTAGTGACTTCTTTCTGCTCATCTTCCGCGTTCATAATATGATTTACATTAATAGCATTATTTATATTAAAACCAGTTACTTCTGTGATAATATCACGTTTTCTAATATCAGGAATTTCTTCCTTAACTGCAATATCTTTACAAAGTTCAATAGCGCCCTCTGGAGCGAAATCTAAGAAATCTCTTAACTGGTCCATTGTTCCACTTAATAGTAAATTACGAATATCATTTTCTGTATAATTATATTCAGGCTCAACTTTCATATTCAAATATTCAAGAGCTGACTGACTTTCAACTACGAATAAGTCATTGAGAGTATAATCACCGCCTGGTTGATACTGTAATTGCTGTAATTCTTCTAAGGGAATTCTTTTTGTTTCGCCTGGCGCGAAATTTCTCCAGATACCACGATCGGGAATTGAATACCCTGTAAAACCATTATTTCTATTTCGTACTGAAATTAATTCTTTTCCATCCATAATTTTTACTCCTTTTATCTCATTATATAAAAAGATTGGGGAAGATAAAATATCTTCCTTTTATCTTCCCCATATTCTTTTATCTATACCTAATTAACTAAATTATAAGTTTACAGCTCTCTTAAGACTTGTATTCTGATATACGCAAATTGCGTTAGAGAATACAGCACGAACTCCGACCTTCTTGTAAATCTGAATCTCACGAGAACGATCATAGTTGTTATATTCATCAACAATTGTACCGCCTTCAAGAGCAATCTTAACTGGCTTCTCTGCGCCTGTAGGGATAATATAAGCAAATGAAGGATCAATTACCTTAACAGTGTTTGTTTCATCTTCATAAGACTGAGGAAGAACAACAACTGAATGTCCCTTATAACTAGCGAGATAACCACTGTTCCATCTCTGATTTCTCAATTCATCAGAAACCCAACCAGAGTCAGGAACGATAGTTGCAGCAAACTCAAATGTACAATAGATAGTTGACTTACCACTACCATAAGCATCAGCAATACCAATAAGTCTATCCATTTCCTTCTCAACAAAAGTAGTCTGAGAACTCTTGTTTGCAGCCTGGATGTTGTTAATAGCACCACGAAGCTGCTTCTCGATCTCAACATAGATGCAAGCATCAAGACCTTCAAGAACAACGTCAAGTACGTCTGCGAAATCTACACGACCATCAAGGAATTCCTCGAATCCGATAGCTGCAGCGCCACCGATGGCGTTAGTCGCTACTTCATAGCTCTGTCCATCAAGCTTGAATACTTCATATAAACCAGCGAGACCTACTTTACCGATAAACTGCTTAGCACGTCTGCGTGAAGCCTGAGTGATCTTCTGAGTGAAGATAGGCTTGTCACCTTGATTAAAAGTCTTAATCTCAGCAAACTGAGAGTAGCTTTCCATAACACGTGCAGGAAGCACATCATCAATAGTCTCTTCCATTAAACTAAATACTGTATTCTTATTTTCTCTGTAAAGAGAATAAGTACCAGCGATCTCCTTAAACTCATCACGAAGAGTTTCCTGTAATTCAGCATAGCTAAATTTCTTATCTCCAAAGCTGTAAGCAACAGGAGCAGAAGAATTAGCATGAGCTACAGTCTTCGCTAACTTGAGCATATCATTATACTGTAATGCCATTTTAATTTTCCTCCTCTATTCCTACTGTACTCTCTGAAGCTTAAGACCAGGCTGTCCATCAGGCATTGTATAAACCTTTACAACTACCCAAACCATGCCTGTAAGAGTCTCACCTTGTGCTGCAGTTACTTTTTCTAACTGGAGAGTCTTAGTGTCTGTATTTTTCTTTGGCTGAAGTGTATCACCGACAGCATAAACATTATTACCTGTGAGTATCTTTACCATATTTGTTGTATAAACATCACCAACATTAGTCTTTAAAAGACGTGGTGCAATACCATCCATTCGATATGGATATTCTGTATGACCATTTAATGTATGTGATTCACCATTCTCAGTCCATGTTGCTGAAGCATTAACACCAGTTGTTTCAGCGCCATCTCCATAACCTGCAGTAGCAGCTTGAGATGTAACATAGTTGTCACCAACACGAATCATTGCGAAATCCTTATAAGATGTTCTCCAGAAAGGTTCGTATAATTTAATTTCGTTGAATACGAGCATAGGTTCTGCCATACCAGTAGAATCATCCGCAACAACTTTACCACTTGCATAATCATAGTACATGAATTCTCCGTTTTGAAGAACCTTTACATTTGTATCAAGTGGAAGACTTGCGTAAATCTGTCCAGTTTTCTGAGCAGATAACTGATTAGGCTCTACCTGTCCATAGCCATTTCTTGTAAATGCCATAATATTTAATCCTCCTTAATTATTGCGGTTTCCATGATTTTCTACTGCCTTTAACCAAGCGGGAAGGTCTTCACTTTCAACGCTATGAAGATTAAAGGTTACAGCAGGGTTCTGTTCCGCCTCAGAATCATTGTTTTCAAAATTAACTTTCTTTCTTACACAAATAACAGAAAGTTTTGCTTCAATATCATCTAAAGAATATTTAGACTTATTGTCGATAACTTCTTTTTTATCCTCATCAGAAAGCATATAAAACTGTGCGATAAGAGCATCTTTCTCTTTGTCTTCAACTGCCTGCTTAAACGCAAGTAATTCTGCATTCTGCTGCTCTAAAGAAGCATATTTTTCATTGAGTTCATTAAATTGCTGCTCAAGTGCGGCGTATTTTTCTTCAGCCTCTAATTCATTTTTAGTAGGTTTTTTCTTTTCGTCGTCTTCCTTGGCATCATCTTGACTATCATCATTGGCGCCATCTTTTTGGTCTTCTTCATTGTCGCCATCTTTTTCTTTAGTCTTAGTGAACTCCTCTGTATTATTTTGATTTTCAGTGCTTACCTGTTGTTCATTTGTGCCCTGTTCTGCTAAAGAATTTTCTGTAACAACAGAAGTATCTTCCGCAGGAGCTACTTCAGGTGTCTCTGGAGTAGGATTCTCCATAGTCATCTGTGTAGCAGGAGCATTATTCTCAGGAGCCTGAACATCATTGTCCAAAGTTACCATTGAATTTCCTCCTTGTTCCTTTAATGAAAAAGTAAGCTCTTTCAAATCTTGCATCATACTGAATAGAGTAGATGTAAATTCATTCGCTTTTAATGTAAAGCTAGAACTTACTTCTGGAGCTGTTACTGAAGAACCCTCAAAGCAAGGTTCTACGTCTTCTCCTAAAATACACAACTTAGAAAATATCGCGTCATTTATTATAAAAAATTCGATACCGCGATTATTGTCTGTTGACCAATGGCCCTTTAATGTTTTTTCATCAAGTTCCATTGAATGTGGACGGCCTTCATTTATGATTTTCTTAGCTTCTTCATATTGCTCTGTCCATAAATAGCCTTCACACATGAGGTACTCACGGAGTACCTTATTCCCGAATTCATCGGTATCCTCAAATTCTTTGAACCAAACTTTTGTATTGATGTCTACAAAACCATACGGCTTAGTTAAACAATTAAATCTTAACCCGTCTCCATCAATAATCATTTGGTCTCCATGGTCACCAAAATCTTCCTTTTTATTGCTGTAATATCCAACAATAGGTGTACCAGGAAGAGTTTGAGCCATATCCATAGCTACTTCTTTAGTAATGTAACTACGATTGCGGTTTTCGCCAAGATATAAAACCTTGACTTCGCACTTTGAAATTAGAGGACTAATTGAAGTTATGTTGATAAACTCAGGAGACTTTATAGTAGCTATACTAACACCACTCATCGTAGTCCTCCTTAACTCATTGATTCTCTATTTTTGATTGTTTTCTCTGATTTTTGGTCATCTGCTAATTCCTTGCGGCCGGCGCCCTCACTATCAGAACTTACTTTCGATTGAGGGTTCCCGCTTCCCGCCTTACCTGTAATACGATTGAGAGTATCACCATTCATAGTTGAACTCATAAGCGGAGGAATGAATACATTAACTAAATCTAAAATATCATTTTCAAAGAACGCATTGGCTAAAATACTGCTTTGACTCTGACCTAACGCAATCTGCGGTAAGAACTTAGAATAACCAAGTTGAGTCTGCTCTTTATAAAGCTTAGCTAATTCTTTATAATTATAAATTGTGGTAGTCAAAAGTTGAACTTTATATTCTACCTTTTTCTTATTATTGAATGGAAGAATTAATTCATTTAAAAATTCTTCGAATTGAAGTAACATATTATACATAGTTGCTTCATCATTCAAAATTGATTTTTCCAATGCAATATTACCATCGGTATTAAATTGCATTTGAGATACACCAGCCTCATTATATAACTGACGTTCTACTCTCGCTAAATCATCGGCCTGAGAATCCGCTTTAGACGCATCCATATCTTCTACTTCAACATCTGCGAAAGTAGTTAATACATCAACACCAATTGCTCGACTAAGCATTTGAACTGCATTATTGTGTAATTGCTGCGCTTCTTCAACATCAAATATTAATTCACCATTTTTATCTAGCGGCATTTTTTGCACAACTATCTTGAGTAATCTTTGCATAGTCTTTTTCTTATCTAAAGCTTGTGCCTCATCCAAATCAATTATAAGAGGAATAACAGAAATAAAAGCTGGGTAATCTTCACCATTTGCTGTAAACTTAACTGTTTGCTTAGGGTCTAGGAGATACCAACCTGAAGTGTCACCAGCAAATTCTGGTGGTAACTTACCTTGTTTGTATAACATATAACCTTTAGAGAATTCAGCAGGGAATAATTTTAACACCCTCATTTTTTGAGTAGTATCTCTAAATTGGTTATCAAAGTACTTCATGTTGAACTCAACCGCTGGCTTTTTTCCATAATTAAATCTACTTCTACAATAATCAACAGGGAGCGTTTTTAATACAAAGCCATCTATTGTTTCTACCTTG